CACCGGCGTGAACTTTCGCGGCAACAAGCACGACATGGGCTTGGCTCTGATGAACCAGCTCAGCGAGACCGGGAAGGAATTCCCGTCCGCGACGCAACACGCGGACATTCCGCAGGACGTCTTCTCCCTCCGCAAGATCTGGGCCGGCGGCAAGTGGGTCTTCTCCGAAGGCCGTAACACCCTCAATCCGGCAAGTCACTGCGACATGGCCTGGGCTGGTGCCCTGGCCTCCCACGCCGACCTCCAAAAAGCGGCGAGCTACCGCGCTATCCTCTGCTGAAAATGCATCCGAATTCCCATCATCGCGCTGTGCTTGAAATTTCGGGGGGGTGCCGCCTTTCGGGCGCATTGACCCGCAATCCGGTCAAAAAGCCCGCCTCGTCGATTTTAAACGGGGTTTCAACGGGTGTGGGTGGTCAAGGGGCGGGGAAGATTCGGGCTTCCGTGCCTAACACCCGGAAAGGGGGGATCCAGTGAAGTTTCTCTCCAACATTTTCGGCGGCGCATCCAAGGGCGGCGTGGACGCCATGTCGGTGGCGATCTCATCGTCCACCCTTTCTCTCGGCGGCAGCGGTGCGCTGTCGGTCTCGAAGAGCTGGGAGACGCAGTGGACGCGGCTGCTGGATGGCGGTGGCGATGCCGGCCAGGCGGATCTGAAGCGACCCTACGCGCAGTCGGTGTGGGTGTCGGCCGCGATCGGCTTCGTCGCGCAGCCGATCCAGGCGGTGCCGCTGGTCTTCTCCCGCGATGGCCGTGGCGGTGACGTGGTCGTCGAGGATCCTGCGCTCACGGCATTCTGGGAGCGGCCGGCGAAGACCCGCGGCGGGCTGATGGCCCGCGCCGATCTGATCGAGGCGACCGTGGCCTGGCTGTGCCTGAAGGGCGAGGCGTTCTGGCTGCTGGACGACAGCTACCTGAAGCGCGGCATGCGGAAGAGCGCGCTGATCGTGGCGCGTCCCCAGGACATGCGGCCGGTGCTGGCCGGGCCGGCGCAGGAAGTGATCGGCTGGGAGTGGACCGCGGGACAAGGCCGGCGCGAGGCGCTGCTGCCGGAACAGGTGGTGCACCTGAAATTCTTCAACCCCTACGACGAGGTCCGCGGCCTGGCGAAGTGGGAGGCGGCGAAGATCGCGGCCGACAGCGACTACGCGGCCGGCGTCTTCGCCCGGAACCTGATGGCGAACAATGGCGACCGCGGTCCCTACGTCATCGGGAAAGACGGCACGGCCAGCGATGACCAGGTGAAGCAGATCACGGCGATGCTGCGGCAGAAGCGCGACTTGTCCCGCCGGGGCGATTTCCGGCCGGTGTTCCTGACCGGCGACATCGAGGTCAAGGAGCCGGGCTTGTCCGCAGTGGACACCGCCTACATCGCGCAGCGCATCGAGAACCGCCACGAGATCTTCGCGGCCTTCGGTGTGCCGATGTCCTTCGCCGAGGTGATGTCGTCCTACTCGATCGGCTCGGCGAGCGATCGCTTCCGCCTGATCGAGGACACCTGCCAGCCGATGGGCTCCAAGATCGCGGACGGCATCGAGCAAGTCAGCGCGGCGATCATGGGCTTCCCGCTCTTCGCCGAGTTCGACTGGGACGAGCACAGCACCATGCAGGCGGTCCGCGCCGAGCGGGTGGAGAGCGCGGTGAAGCTGGTGGACCGGGGCATGCCCTGGAGTCAGGCCAGCGATTACCTCCGGCTAAAGCTGCCCCGCTTCAAGGGCGACGACATCGGCCGCGTGCCCTTCAACTTGCAGGAGATCGGCGGGGACCAAGATTCAAGAGACCAGAAGCCAGAGACCAGTGAAGAGGCCGATCCGGTGGAAGAGCTGGAGAAGATCCTCCGCGGAATGCCCCTTGAAGCGCCGGTGAAAGGGTGCTGCGCGGCGCATTCAAAGGCGGAGGGGAAACCCCATCCGGGCTGGGCCGCCGCCCAGGCGAAGCGCAAGCCGTGGGAGAAGAAGCATCGCTCGGTGATCGGCCGGCTGCTGATGCAGGCACGGGCGGAGACCTTGCGCAAGCTGGCGGCCGCGCTTGAGAGCGCGGAGACGCAAGACGGCAAGACGCAAGACGCAAGACTGGAAGGAAAGGCAACGAAGAGCCTGGATGTGCTGGCGGTCCTGTTCGACCTGGGGAGCTGGCTGCCGGAATGGGTCAAGGCGCTTTCCGGCGTGAACCGCGCGGCGATGATGCAGGCCGGGCTGGAACTCTGGACCGAGGAACTCGGCAAGGACGATCCGCTGGTGATGCCGGCCGCCGAGGTGAACACGGCGATCGCGCTGCGGCAGAACCGCCTGAGCAATGCCGGCACTCAGATCTGGGAGCGCGTGCGGCGCGACCTGCAGCAGGCGGTGGACGAGGGACGGCCGAACAGCGAGCTGGCCGCGGCCGTGCGCGCCTCCTTCCAGGGCATCGACGACCAGCGCGCGATGGCGATCGCCCAGACCGAGACCACCGTGGTCTATGAGACGGCCCGCGACATCGTCTTCCGCGAAGCCGGCGTGCAATGGACGCAGTGGCTGCACTCCGGCCTGCTGGACAATGCGCGCATGACTCACCAGGCCGCGCACGAGCAAGTGCGCGAGATGGGCGAGCCCTTCGACATCGGCGGCATCCCGATGCGCTACCCCGGTGATCCGGACGCGCCTGCCGACGAGGTCATCAACTGCCGCTGCGTGCGGATCGCCGTGGCCGGCCCGGACCAGGACGACATCGAGGGCAACGACAACGACGAGATTCCCTACTGATCATGCTCCAGCTCATCCTCCATCTCCTCGGCGACTACGTCTTCCAGTCCGACTGGATGGCGCAGAACAAGACCAAGCGATTCGCGCCTGCTGCGGCCCATGCCTTGGTCTACTCCCTGCCGTTCCTGCTGCTTGACCCATCACTTGCGGCTTTCCTCGTGATCCTGGTCACCCACTTCTTCATCGATCGATATCGGCTCGCCCGGTTCGTGGTGTGGGCGAAGAACGTCCTGCTCGATCCGAGCTTCTGGCGCATGCACCTGGTCAGGGATCGCGAGACGATGGAGGCCTTCCTGGGTCGGTGGTCCTGGCCCAATTGCTCCGGCACCGGCTACCCGTCCGACGCACCTCCCTGGCTCGCGGTGTGGCTGCTCATTGCGGCCGACAACACTCTGCACCTCGCCATCAACTACGCGGCTCTGCGCTGGCTCTGAATCCATGAAACCACTCCACCAACAGATCACCGAGAAGCGCCGCCAGATCGCGGCCGACGAGGCGCTGGTCTTCGAGAACCGGCACCTGCACACGACGCACCAGGCGAAGGAGCGGCTGCCGCGCCTGCGGGAAGAGCTGGCGAAGCTCGAGACCGATCTGGAGCTGTCGGAGGCCGCGCATCACCAGCTCACCACCGCGCTCTCCAATCTCCGCACGGTGACGAACGGCGGCCGCGAACTCTCCCTGGCGATCACCCATGCCGAGGACGCGCTGCACCGCACGCGGCTGCACCTGGGCGAGCCGGCCACGCCGAGCGCCTGACCTTTCCTGCTTTTCACCCATGAAGAACGCTTCCACCAACTGCACGCCCGCGCCGGACGAAGATCTGGCGCTGCTCCTCGACTTCCTCGCTCAGACCGTCCGCACGCCGCTGCCTACGGAGCCGTCGACACCGCGGCCGGTCTTCGGCTGGCAGGGTGGCAAGCGGTGGCTGGTCAAGGAGCTGCTGCCGCTGATCCCGGAGCACAAGATGTACGTCGAGCTGTTCTGCGGCGGCGGCGCGCTGCTGTGCGCCAAGCAGCCCTCGGCCGCCGAGGTGATCAACGACAAGAACAGCGAGCTGGTGAACCTCTACCGGATCGTGAAGTTCCACCTCGACGAGCTGCAGCGCGAGATGGACTGGTGCCTGAACTCCCGCCAGGAGTTCGCCGACTTCAAGGAGCAGCGCGGACTCACCGACATCCAGCGCGCGGCGCGGTGGATGATGCGGATGAAGAACGGCTTTGGCGGGGCTCCCGACTACTTCGGCCGTGCGCGGGAGGGTGGCGGTGCCGCCTTCAGCTCCAAGGAAGGCCGGCTGGCTCTGCTGCGCGCCTTCAGCCGCCGCCTGGACAAGGTGGTGATTGAGAACCTGGACTGGTCCGAATGCGTCCGGCTCTACGACTCCAAGCAGGCCGTCTTCTTCTGCGATCCGCCCTACACCACCGGCGAGGCGAACTACGGCGCGTGGACGATCGATGACCTGGCGCACTTCCGCGAGACCGGCCTGGATCAGATGAAGGGCACCTGGATCCTCACGATCGACGACACCCCGGCGAACCGCGGCCTCTTCCGCGACTGCCACATCAAGGCCTACTCCCGGAAGAACGGCATCAGCCACACGGCCGGCAAGGAAGCCTCCCTCTATCACGAGCTGATCATCCGGCCCAAGGACGGCCGGCACCGCCGCTGAAAAGCGACTGAGCGCAGCCCCTACACTGAAAGGAAATCAACCTCATGTCCGACAAACTGATCCGCGCCCTGAACGTCGAAGCCCGCATCGTCTCTGAAGCGGAAGGCCTGGTCGACTACGTGGCCAGCGACGCCACCCTCGACAGCTACCGCGAGATCGTGGATCCGAAGGGCTGGAAGTTCACGCACTTCAGCAAGAACGCCCCCTTCGTGGACTCCCACGACTACTGGTCGATCGAGAAGCTGCTGGGCAAGGTGACCTCCTTCGAGGTCCGCGGCGGCCAGCTCATCGAGCGCGTGCAGTGGGCGAAGGATGTCGACGAAGCGAAGCTCGCGCAGCTGGGCTGGAAGCTCACCACCGGCGGCTTCCTCAAGGCGGTGAGCGTGGGCTTCTTCCCGAAGAAGTATGCGACCGTCTATGGAGACGCGAACAACTGGGCGGCGGCGTGCACCGCGCTGAAGCTGGATGCGGATACGGTGGCGCAGTGCCGCTGCATCTACCTGGAGCAGGAGCAGATCGAGCTGAGCGCCTGCATCATCGGCGCGAATCCGAACGCGCTGGCGAAGGCCTGGGGCGAGGGCTGCGTGAAGGATGCCGATCTGGCGGCCGTGGGCTTCACGGACGAGGACCTGCGCTTCCTGCAGCTGGCGGGCAAAGCGCTGGATCTGCCGGATACCGGCGACATCACCCGCGAGCTGATCGCCCGCGAGATGGGGCGGATCACCGGCCGCACGAAACTTTCAGGAAAGCCCGGTGGCGACACCGGATCCGATGCAGGCAAGCGAGCCGCCGCAGAGGAATCAGAGAGGCTCGCGGTAGCACGACGGGAATTCCTGAAAGAGCTCAATGCCCTCGTGGGCTGAGCAGCCTCCAACATCGAAACCAACATCATCACATCGTGAAATTCAATCGCATCACTCTGAGCTTCCTCTGGCTCTGCACCATCCTCCTCGCCGCGGCGCTCTTCGTCTTCGGCAAGTCCACCGCCGACAAGGGCGGGATCATGACGGCCACGCTGCCGTTCGCCATGCTCTTCGTCCGTCGCCAGGACAAGGAGCCGGAATCCGGCGGCGGTGGCGCGCTCACCCAGGAGCAGTTCCAGCGCACCGCCCTCGATGGGATCCGGAAGATCAAGGACTCCCAGGAGGACATGCTAAGGGACGTCTCTCGCCTGGATAAGGAGACCAAGTCGACCCTGGAAGACCTGACCAAAATCAAAAACAGCTTCGACGGCTATGACCACCAGGTCAAAGCGCTGGAGCTGGCGATCAAGAAGCTGAACCTCCAGCTCACCCTGGAGCAGCGCATGGCCGCCGGCGGCACCGCGATGTCGCTGGGCCAGCGGCTGGTGCGCGACAAGGAAAAGGCGAAGCAGGCCTTCGGCTCGATCTGCCGCCTCGTCGGTCTGCCGGACCTGGCGAAGAAGGCGCTGGGCGAAGACAGCTCGCCGGGCAGCACGCTGATCAATGACGACCTCAGCACCGAGGTCTACGATTCGCTGCTCCGCTTCGGTGCCTGGTCGACCTTGGGCGTCCGCTCGATCGGCACCAAGAACACCCGGATCCCGGTCAAGACCGCTCGCCCGAATGCGAACTTCATCCTGACGGAGGCCGGCGCGATCAACGACGACACCAGCAAGGCCGGCACGACCGTGACGCTGGAAGCCGAGGTCGTGGCGGTGTTGCTCAACGTCTCCCTGCAGCTGCTGGAGGACGGCGAGATCGACATCGCGGCCGACGTGCTCGACGACTTCATCGAGGCGGTCAACTTCCGCTGCGACTTCGCCGCCTTCGCCGGTACCGGCACGGCGGATGGGACCCACGGTGGGGTGACCGGGTTGTTCAACTTCGCGACCGTATCCACGGCCGCGGCGACCCGCACCACGATCGCGGCGACCCGCTACGATGACTGGCTGCGCTGCTTGACCTCGGTGGATCCCGCTGTGCTCCAGCGGCCGGCCCGCTGGTGGATGCATCCCAGCCTGATGGCTGCCTCGATGGGCGTTCAGGATCTCAACGGTCGCCCCATTTTCCAGACCGCTTTGGAAGCGCCGGCCGGCGGGATCCTCAACCTGTTCGGCTACCCCGTCACCATGGTGGGTGCCGCTCCCAGCACCAACGCCGCGTCCGCCCGTGTGGCGGTCTTCGGTGACCCGCGTGGCTTCGCGGTGGGCATGCGCAAGCAGTTCGCATTCGAGGCCAGCGACCAAGCGCGCTGGACCACCCTGGAGCGGTCCTTCCGCGGCCACGCCCGCTTCGACGCGGTCGGGGTGCGGGCCTCCGCGCTGTCGGTGCTGGCACTGCCGGCGGCCTGATCTAACGGCGGCCTGATCTAACGGCGTGCCGGTGGGGTCTGTGATCCCGCCGGCACGCCTTCCCTCTCCCTTAACTCCAATCCTCCTAACCATTATGGCCAAGAAGAAACTTGCAGAAGGATCCGTGTGGGTCCGCGTGATCGGTCAGCCGGTCTTCGAAGAAGGCGCGCACCAGGCGAAGGGCGCGGTGTTCGCGACCACGGCGGAGCGCGCCGCCGCGCTGGGCGATCTCGTGGAGCCTGCCGCCGCCCCGGCCGAAGAGGCCGAAGCACCGACCGAATAATCCACCCCGAACCACCCCGCCCACCATGCTCTCCGCAGGACTCGCCACCACGCTCTACCTCCGCACCCGCCTGATGCCCGATGAGGCCGCCGCGGAGACGGAGTGGGACGCCGCCGTGGCCGCCCTGGGGAAGGGCGTGCTGGGCAAATTCGACCGCCACGCCAACCGGCTCTTCAGCCGGGCGGTGGGGACGGTCGATCAATTTTCCGCCCGCGCCTCGGCGTGGGTCCTCCGCCGGCTGCCGGTCGAGTCGGTCGCCAGCGTGGCCCTGCGCGATCCGTCCGGAGCTCTCTCGCCCATCGCCGCCGGCGACTACTGGCTGGACCGCTCGGCCGGGCTGATCGAGAGCGACGTGACGACCTCCGACCGCCGCCAGCAGATCGAGATCACCTATACCGGCGGCTACTGGCTGGACCCGCGCAATGGCAGTGCGATGCCGGCCGGGGCGACCCCGCTGCCGGATGACCTGCTAGAGGCCTACGTCCTCCAGGCGCAGCACGAGGCCGAGGCGCGCGGACTTTTCCACGCGGTCTCCTTCCGCTCTCAAAAAGACGCGGCCTCGCCCAAGACCGCGGACGCCGGAGCCCTGCTCCCGTCCGTGATCGACGTCCTGCGCCCCTACCGCCGCTACGCCGGCGACTGATCCCCGCCATGGAAGTCCGCATCGACACCCGCGACGACGCCCTCCTGAGCCAGCTGCTGGAAGTCGCCGGCCGGATGCAGGAGCGAGCGCTGGGTCGCCTGGTGCGGACGATCGCTCGCGCCAGCCAGGAGATCGTGGGCGCGGCGGTGAAGGGTCGCTTCTCGGGCCAGGGGCCCTTCCCGATCGCCGCGAACAAACTCGGCGTGCGCACCGGTCGGCTGCGTCGCTCGATCCGCGCCACCGCCCCCCAGCTCAACCTGCGGACCGGCGAGATCAGCGTGGGCTTCGGCAGCAACGTCGCCTACTTCGCGATCCACGAATTCGGCTTCACCGGCGAGATCCAGGTGCGCGGCCACACGCGGCGGCTGGACGGCGGGCAGAAGTTCGTCCGCGGGAAGCTGACCAAGAGCTACCAGGAGCGGCTGAAGAAGAAGCTGACTAAGCGGAACCTGGATGGCACGCGGACCGCCGGCAGCCTGGCGACGACAACCCAAGTGCGGCCCCACAAGCGGAAGCTGAAGATCGCCGCCCGCGCGCCGCTGGGCACCCAGCTCGCATCCATCACCACGCGGGCCGCCTACCTGCGCGCCCTGCGCGATGCCCTGGAGCCGCTGCTCAAAAATCGCTGAGCGCGGGGTTTATCCTCGGTGGAAACGATGGCCCACCAAATCAACAGCGAGATCACGCTCAGCCGCGAGCTGGACCCCATGCTCCAAGCCGTGGCGGATTACATCGCGACGGCGGAGGTGCTGCCCGATGGCACGGACCTCAGCGATTTCGCGCCGGCGAATGTCCACGTGATCCCCCCGGATGCGGAGACCAAGCACATCGACGCCGCGATCTCCGCGAGCGTGTCGAAGGCCAAGGGGCTCTGCCTGCTGATCATCGGCGGCAGCGGCAAGAACCCCGATCCCGACAGCCCCGGCCCGCGGATGGTGGTGCGCATGGAGCTGCAACTCTACGTCCTGCCGAAGCGCCGCGGGGCGAATGCGCGCACCGCGCTGGAGCTGGTGGTGGCGCTGCTGCGCGGCCTGCACGATGCCCAGATCCGCCCGACCGGATTCCCCTGGTATGAGGAGGTCCGGGCGATGGGCTACGACCCGCTGCCCGACGATGACTTCGTGGCCTACTCGCTCGATTTCGAGCGGGAGATGCAATTCTAACGCCTGCTCGATCCCTTCAATCTCCACCTCGATACCCCATGAAGAAAGACACCACTGAAACTGCCGCTCAGGCCGCTGGAACCGCCGTTGAAACGCCGGTTCAGGTCTGGTTCACCGTCACCCAAAACGCCGCCGTGATCGGCGAGTGCCACCACGCCGCCGGCAAGCGGATGAAGCTCCCGAAGCCGCAGGCCGAGGAAGCCGAGCGCCAAGGCCTGGGCAAGATCGACGGCGTCGCCTGACTCTCTCGCTACCCCTAAAATCGAACCAATACGACCATGTCGCTACTCCCAAACTCCGCGGCCCTGCTGCCGCTCTCCGCGAAGCTCTTCGCGGGGAAAATCGTCTACATCGCCACCGAGGCCGCAGGCACGTCGGACGTCGCCACCAAGCCGATCACCGCTTCTCCCCTCTGGCGCGAGCTGGGGGGCATCAACTCGGTGGTCGAGAAAAAGGAACGCGCCAGCGAACCGTACGACGAAATCACCCCGGACGGCTGGCGCACCGGCAAAGATGAGTATGTCACCGCGGATGTCTTCGAGGTGAAGACCCGCTTCACGACCGCGCTCTTCGAGCAGCTGCGCTACGGTCTGGCCGCGGCGATCACTCAGGGCACGCCGCAGACTCCCTTCGTCCGCACCGATCGCAAGATCCGCGCCTGGGTCAACATGCAGGAGCGCCTCCAAGACGGTCAGGACCGCGTGGTGGCCTCCCTCTGGTGCGAGCTGCGCGCCATGGATCCACCCCCAAGCGAAAAGAAGACCCAGGAGCCGATGTTCGAGATGTGGGTGCTGCGATCCGCGCTCAACTCGATCAACTTCCCGGCCTGATCCGGGTCCCTGGCATCCCTCCACCTGATCACCACCATGGCGTCCCAACTCATCCCCGAAGGCGGCGCGGCCGGCAGTCCGGCCGCGGGCTTCGCCTTGGTGGGCGAGGCCGGCAGCAACCTCGCGCCGGCGGTGCATGGGGCGATCACTGGCGAGAGCGGGGTGGCGGGCTCGCCGCCCGCGGGCTTCGTGCTCGCGGCCGAGGCCGGGGCCAACCTCGCGCCGGCGGTGCATGGCGGGATCCAGGCGGAGAGCGGGGTGGCGGGCACGCCGCCCGCGGGCTTCGTGCTCGTGGGCGAGGCCGGCGTCAATCTCGCGCCGGCGGTGCATGGCGGGATCGCCGGCGAGAGCGTCGGTGCCGGCAGCCCGCCCGCGGGCTTCGCCCTGGCGGCGGAGGGAGGGTCCCTCCCCGGACCGGCGACCCTCACCGTCTCCGGTCCGCTCATGCGTGCTGGCGAGGCGGTCACTTTTCCCACCCTGCTGCCGGCCCCGGATTACGCCGGGCGGCCGGCGTGGAGCAATAACGGCAGCGCGATCGACGGCTTCCTCTTGGCCGGAGTGCGGCACATGGTCTACTGGAAGGCCCCGACCTTTGAGGACCCGTCCGCCTTTTGGTTGATCATCCGCACGGACGGGATGGCCGCCGCGGCCTGGACATCCGCCTCGGATGTCGCCTCGCCGGAGCTCGCCACCGGCTGGACCGCGGTGTCGCCAGCGACCGGGGTCCCGGTTATCTCGATCACATCTGCCGCAGCTCCAGCCCCACCGATCCTGAGCACCGAGGGCGGTGCCGCTGGTGCCCCGCCGGCGGGATTCGTCCTTGTGGGCGAAGCTGGGAACAACCTGGGCCCGGCAGTGCATGGCGGGATCACCGGCGAAAGTGGGCTGGCCGGCACACCTCCGGCGGGCTTTGCCCTCGCGGCCGAGGCTGGGGCCGACCTCGCGCCGGCGGTGCACGGCGGGATCCAGGCTGAGAGCGGAGTGGCGGGGACGCCGCCGGCGGGCTTCGTCTTCGCGGCCGAGGCTGGGACCAACCTATCACCCGCGGTGCACGGCGGGATCCAGGCGGAGAGTGGAGTGCCTGGCACACCGCCGGCGGGCTTCGTCTTCGCGGCGGAGGCCGGCGTCAATCTCGCGCCAGCGCTGCATGGCGTGATCACCGGCGAGAGCGGCGGGGCCGGCACACCACCCGCGCCAGGGGCCATGGTGCCCGAGAGTAGTTATTAATCCTTCAGCCCTCTAACGGCACTATCTTATGGAACCTCAGATTTATCCTCTCCAGCGCTTTGTCGCCGGTGATCACTGGCCGGGTATCCCCAGCGTTCAGATTAAAATCAACGGCGCAGCCCCGCCAACCGCGCTATCCTCCGCTCGTATCCGCTTCCTCAACTCGGGCGGCCCGGCGGTGGAAATCGCCTCGCCGACCGGGATCGTGATCACCAATGCCACCACTTGGATGATGACCATCCCCAAGCAGGCTGTCCCCGGTTTGACGGCGGGCCATTGGCGCTGGCAGCTCAAGACGACCGACGCGGCTGGTGTCGTGGCGACCTGGCTGGCGGGTGAGGTGGAGGCCTTGGAATCCGTCTGATCCGACCATGCCCGACAGCATCGTCATCGAGGTGGTGGTAGCGGCATCGCCGGTCGAGGTCGACGTCGTCGCCGCGCCGACGTCCACCGTCATCGAAGTCGGTGCGGGAGGCGGCAGCCTGACGATCGACATCACCCCGCCGCCGGGACCTTTCGTGGTCGAGATCACGCCTCAGGTCACCGAGGTGGTGGTGGAGATCGGCAGCGCGTCGGGCGGAGGTGGGGGCGGAGGCACGACCACCGGCCTCGCCTGGGTCAGTCTAACCATGGCCGCCTACGCGGCGCTCGCGGTGCCGGACCCGGACACCATCTACGACATCACCGACTACCCCTGACCATGCTCAAACGCGGATCCAGAACCTGCACCCGGATCTACCGGGGGACCTCCCGGAAACGACTCTTGATCCGCGGCCATCTGGCGGTGTTCCGCGACCCGGATTACTCGCTGCCGCAGCTGGAATTCGAGATGGTTCAGGGAACCGATGCGCAGTGGTTCGAGGTGGCGTTCATCAGTCCCTCCCTGCTCACGGGGAATGCGACCAGCGGCTGGATCTGGTCCAACGCGCAGCACTCCCTCGCCCTCCGCATGGAGCAATCCTACGATCTCCAGACCTGGGAGCTGGATCGATTCGGCGACGTCGCTGGCAGCCCCGTGGCGGTCACTGGCGGCTGGAAATACACGGCTCGGTCGACGGTGCCGGCCCGCTGGAATTCCGTCATGGTCGATCTGACGCTGACCTCGAACCGCAGCGGGAAGTCGATCACCGGCATCGAGGTCAAGGGCGTCCCGGTCTCCCTGCCGGGCTATCCCTACGCCATGCCCGCCCAGGCAGCGACGCTCCAGACTCATCTCCGCGCGGCCGGATTCGCCGGTGCGACCGTCAGCTCGGTGGCCGCGCCGCTGAGCGTGCAGATCCGCAATCACCTTCAATCCGGCACCTCCGGTCTGAAAGCCACGGTCGCCGGGGGGGCGGTCACTGAGGTGCGATACCCCGCTGGTGGAGGCGTGTGGAACCTGATCAGCCTGCCGGGCTACCCCTACGCTCTGCCGGCCGCCGCACCGACGCTCCAGACTCATCTCCGGGCCGCTGGCTACACCGGCGCGGTGGTCAAATTGTTAGGACCGGAGTGGACCATCACCATCCCCAATGTGCAGGCCGGCGCGAACAACCGATCGCTGACCGCGACCATCACCCCAGGCGACCCGTTCCCAGCGTGGGACAATTTCGGGACCTATCTCGGCTTGGTCCCGGATAATATGGCCCAAGGTAGCTCCGGGAATGTCCGCACGCCGGCCGGCGCACCATTGGCCGAGGCGGGCCGCCAGTTCGCGCGGCTGCGCGTCACGCGGACCGCTCCCTGATCCGCGCCGCCACTGAGCGCTTCGGTTACCATGCCGGCATGGCGAACAAAGTCAGAAGCCCATGGAGCGCGACCTACGACCTCGGCGGACCGGATGAGCTGGTGCTGGTCGCGGTGGGCGAATTCATCGAGACGGAGCTGGAACTCGGCGGCGAGCAGGAGAGCGAGGCCGGGGACTACCTGGAGGCGGACGACAGCGAGCCGCTGGCATTCGGCCGCACGAAGCGCAACCTCCAGATCACCGTCTATCGGTCGCACGCCAGTGCGGCGGCGGCGCGCGACTACTGCCTGGCCACCGACCTTGCCATCCCGGTCAACGCGCGGGCCGCGGTCACCCTGAGCATCGACGGCGGCGGCACCTACATCCTGCGCGACTGCGTCTTCCGTAGCTGGCGGACCACGCCGCGGCGGATCGGCCTGCATGAGACCGCGACCACCTACGACCTCGCCTGCGGGGCGCTCAGCGTGGGCAGCATCAGCGGCCCGGACCCGGTGGGATTCGGCGTCCACGCCCTGACCTTGACCCGCTTGACCGGCCTGCTCGATGCCACCGACAGCACGGCCACCCACCTCGAACCCCTGGCCACCTGGGTCAACGGCGGGACCGGCGCGAATGCCATCCAAACGACCGCCGCGAACCGCCCGACGCTATTGGTCGGGCCGGGGCAGTTCCTCTCCGGCGCGGCGGGGAACACCCACGGCTGGCTCGACAGCTTCGCGCTGGAGCCCGGCAGCGTCTTCGCGGTCCGCTGGGATGGCATCCTGCCCAGCTATCGGCCGGCCGCCCGCGTGGCGCTGATGGCCAAGTGGGACACGGTCTCGCCGAATGTCGATCAACGCTCCTTCGCGGTCTATCTGGAGCCCACCGGGCGGATCACCTTGGCGATCTCCACCGCCGGCACCGCGGCATCCGTCAGCGAGTTCACGAGCGTGGTCCCGATCGACGCGGACGGCGGGGACTTCGTCGGCATCATGGTCACGAAAAACGGCACGGCGCTCAATTTCTGGGCCTACCCGGCGCAGGGATGGGAGGGACGCATCGCGCTCGGCCCGACCCAGACGATCCCCAACCTGACGTGCCAGAACAATATCGCTGCGCTCACCATGGGCAGCACCTCCAACGGCAGCGCCGACCTGATGCGCGGGCTGGTCCAGGGCGTGCAGCTCTGGATCGGCACCATCGCCTACGCGGACTCCACCGTGCTCTGCCGGGATTTCGTCGCCCAAAAGGTGGTCATCCCTCCCAGCTCCTCGGAATTCGTCGCCACCTCCGGCACCGATCCCCGCGCCTCGCTGTCGCCGAGCTCGACGCCATCGCCGGTCCGATTCGACGGCAGCAACGACCACCTCCAACTGGCGACGCCGATCGCCCTCAATGCCGTGCCCGGCGTGACCCTCGTCTGGTCCGGCGTGCTCAACCGGGTGAGCGGCATCAATGACCTGCTCTACCTGGCCGGGGCAGCGCTGGATCCGCGCGTCCTGCTGCGGGTCACCTCCACCACACTGGAGCTCCATGTCCGTCGCCTGGACGGGGAGGCTGCGACCGTGATCGCCGCGCCCGCCGCCCTCGCTGCGAATACCTTCACGACGCTCTCCGCAAGCATCGACTACGTGGCCGGCGCGGCCACCCTATTCGTCAACGCGGCCCCGGTGGCTTCCGGCACCCTGACCAGCGCCGGCCTGAGTCAGGCCAGCAACTCCAGCGCCAGCCGGATCATGGCCGGCGCGGCGGCGGCGAATCCGGCCGCCGGCGATGTCGTCCTCCTCCTGGTCTCCGAAGAGCCCACCGGGACCTTCGAGCATGTGGCCTTGGTGGAGTCGCTGCTGGCGTCCGCCTGATCCGCCCTGAGCGCCCCTGATAGACTCCGGAAATGGCTGAGGAAAAGCTCCAATACCAGGTCACCTTCAAGACCCGCAGCGAGGGCGACGGTGCCCAAAAGACCGCAGCTGCGGTCCGGGATCTGCGCGCCGAAACGGAGCGGCTCAATGGCCTTTCAACGCCGGCGAAACTGGGGGTGACCAGCGCGGCCTACTACGATCTGAGCGAGTCGGTGAGCAGCGCCACCCGCGCGGTCCGGGTGGACTACCAGGCGGGCATGCAGGCGGATGCGCAGCGCGCGACCGCGATCGCCACCGTGCGTCAGCTCCGCGAGGAGGAAGCGGCATCCGCCGCGGCCAAGCAAAAGCTGGCGGTGGCCGCAGGCATCGCCGCGGGGGGCACGCGGAACCTCACCAGCGCGGCGGCCGGGGCCTCCCATCAGCTCCAGGACATGGCGGTGCAGATGCAGATGGGCACCAAGATGTCCACCATCATGAGCCAGCAGCTGCCGCAGCTGCTCAGCGTCTTCGGCCCGACCGGGGCGATCGCCGCCGGCGTCATCAGCGTCGGCATGCTGGTCTACAACCTCGTCACCGCGGAGCGCGAGAGCAAGGCGGCGGCCGCCGCCGCGCAAGAGCTGGCCGACAAGCTGGGCGAGCTCCAGCAGACCAAGGCCGCCGAATTCGTCCGCGCCTACGCCGAGGCGCTGGACGCCGCGACCGAGCGCCAGAACGACCTCCACCAGGCGGAGATCGACCGCCTGGGCACCTCCGCTCAGGTCGAGGAAGCGGACCGCCGGGCCCAGAAATCCAAGGACGATCTCACCGCCGCCGCCCTGCGCTACATGGAGACCGTGGAGGGGGTGGACGTCACCGCGCAGCGGCTCGCGCTGGAGCAGGCCGGCGTCCAGCGCGAGGCGGAATCCGCCACCGCCGCGCAGAACCTCAAGGTCGCGGAGCAGCGGGCAAAATACGAGGAGCTGACCCGCCAAATCAGCGAGCTGAAAGACAACACCGCCGAGTGGAAGGCTGAGCTGGACGCCGCGAACGTCCAGGCCGCCGAGCTGGCGGACCAGGCCGCCCTGGCCGGGCAGGTGGGGAAGACCGGCCTGCAGGGCGATCTGGAGATGGAGCTGGCCAAGGTCCAAGCCAAGGCGGCCGAGCTGGACGCGATGCTGCAAGACGCTCCAAAGCGGATCTCGGACCTCACCGCCGAGGCATTCCGCGAAGCCTTCCAGTTAGACTCCACCCTCGCCACGGCCGAAGCCAACGTCGCCGCGATCAATGCCGAGCTGGAAACCAAAGTGCAGGGCGGAGCGATCGAGGCGGCGATCGAGGCGAACCGGAAAATGACCGGCGACCTATCCGCCGCGATGGGAGCCTTCCAGGCCGCGACGCCCTTGCAGGCCGAGGCCGCCGCGGCGATCTCAGCCGCGGTCGCGGACGGCAAGATCACCGCCGAGGAATCCGCCGTGGTCGCCCGCAACCTCCAACAGCTGCTCTCTGGCTTGACCACTCAACAGCAGCAGCAGGTCGGCCTGACCGACTCGCTGCTGAAGGCGATGCAGCTCTTCGACGGCCGATTAAGGGACCAGAAAGCGGTCATTCAAGGCCTCCTCAACCGCCCCCGATAAACCATGGCCCTCACCCTCCAAGGACAGGCCGGGAAGGCACTGGACTCCGCGCTGCGCTCGCCCTCGCTGCTCAAGATCCGCGACCTCTCGCTGCGGCTGGAGACGCTGGGAGACGACTCCTTGACCTGGACCGCGCGGACCCAGGACCTGAACGCGTCCATGACCATCCTCCCGGATTTGGAGCAGACCGTCTCGCTCTACCAGGACGGCACCCGGATTTTCCATGGCCACGTCTCCGCGCCCCGCGATCTCCCGCACGGCACCCGAGTCACCGCGCTGGGGCCTTGGTGGTGGCTGCGGCGGACCCAGCTGACCAGCGCGGGCAGCGCCGGCGACCGCCCGACGATCGACCTCCCCCAGGGGACGGTCACCGCCAACCTGCAAACCCTGCTCAATCGAGCCATCGCAAAGGGCGCGCCGATCCGGATCGGGAGCATCGCGGCGACCCTCACGATCCCACCGCAGAAACTCTCCGAGATGTCCTTCGCCGACGCCATCGCCGACCAGCTCAAGTGGGTGGCGGACGGGGTCGCGTGGTGGGACTATTCCTCGGGTCTCCCGGCCTTCAACCTGACCCGCCGGGCCGGTGCGGTCGATACCGTCTACGCCCTCGGCAACAAGGCCGGCGAGGTCACCGACTTCGAGCTCGCACCTCAGAGCGAGCTGGTGGCCAGCCGCGTGGAGCTGACCTACATGACCGGGGCCGGCAGCGGTGCGGTGCAGGCCGTCCAGGCCGCCGGTGTCGCCGCCGCGGGGAAAACCCAGGTGATCGCCATCAGCGGCCCGGAGCGCACCACGACCGTGCCGGCGGACTTCTCCGACCGGGTCCCGGTATTCCTGGCGACCACCAGCCCGGTCACCGCCCTGACCCATGCCGTCCGCGGCCTCCAAGCCGTGGTCAGCGCCTACCCGACCGCCGCGGTGCAGACCGGCGGGATCGTCGACCCATACACGATCACCGCTAACAAAGCCAAGGTGCTCAGCGGTCGCAGCGAGTTCGCGACCTGGAACGATGGAGTCGGCAATTTCGGCACCACGCCGACCACGATCCCGGCCGGCAAGACGGCCGTCCTGCTCGGCCTGGATGGCAACCAATCCGCCCCCGATTGGCTGACCAAAGACGGCGCTCTGGCCCGCTGGGTCACGGCGGATTTCTACATCGTGGACGGCAACAATTCGACGGCGTCGCCGCCGTACAATTTCGCCCGCCGGATGGCGATTTTCGACGCCCTGCGGCCCACCCTGCTTTTCTGGAGCTCCACCAATCCGCCGTCCGGCACCGGCACCCAGAACTACGTCTACCTGGTCCGTCAGAGCGTCGAGGGGAGCGCCACCGACCTCCCGGTCTACCTGGCCCCCACCGCCAGCGTCCCGGCGACCGTCCATAGCGGGACCACGAGGTCCCTGACCAATGCCTCCCAGATCCAGCTCGCCACCACCGCCAGCACCGTGGACGGCAGCTACGTCGGCAACCCGATCTTCTGGACCGTCAACGGCGTCCGCTACGGGGCATTCATCAGCGCCTACGTCGGCTCGACGCGGATCGCCACCCTCCACGCCAGCCAGCAGCCCGAGAACTCCCCGCTCAGCGCCGTCGCCTACCAGATCAACGGCTTCTACATCAACAGCAGCGGCTCCTACAGCTACGTCGAGCCCCCGGCCGGCCTCGCCGCCGCCCTGCTCGCCATGCAGAGCTGGACGCCCTGGGCAGGCCAGATCGTCCGCAAAGGGGCCAGCTGCGACGGCCTGACCACCCTCGGCCGCAAATTCGGCCTCGCCGGAGCCCGCGCTGCCCTCGCCACCATGGGAGCCATCCCGCGCGCCATCTCATTCGACTTCCGGGCCAAGACGACCACCATCGAGCTCGGCCCTCCTGCTCGCCACGACTTCGGAACCCTCGCCCAGCGCTTCCAACAGAGCCCTCAGTCCAACCTCGTCTAAAAGTCCCCGTCAGCCCCATTTCACCGCCCATTCACCAACCCCGAAGCCCCGGCCGAATTTCTCACTTCTCTGCGGAGAGTTCGCAGATCGTTTGCGGCGTTACAGCACGAA